TAACTCTTAACGAAGCAGGATCAACTCCTAAGCGTGGACAAAAGATTTTCAATACATCTTTAGAGCCCGTTGATTGGAGTTTTACTACTTACATGCGCCCTTTCACAGACAGCGCGGACTCAGACAAGCATTCAGCAACTGAAAAGATGCTCTGGAACGCTTTAGTATCTAATACACAAACTAATAACACCTCTACGGGTGGTATCGCTTGTGATGCAACAGATATGACGATTGATTTTGAAGATTCAGAGCATAGCCAGTTACTTAAGTTTACTGGTTGGTTCGCTTTTTCTGATTCATCATTAACATATGAGTTAGCAAATATGTGTGTAACTTCAGCTTCGATTGATTTCGATATTGACGGTATTGCACAAATCACTTGGACAGGGTACGCTGCTTCAATTACGCAAGTAGATACAGACTATCCAGACCAGTCAGGAGATGCTACAGACGGGCACGTACCTGCAAATACAGATGCAGACTTCATTCTTAACAGACTTAGTACTGTTACTTTGACTTCATCTATCTCTGGTAGTTCAAAAGTTTACACATTCCCTCTAACGGGTGGTAATGTTACTATTGATAATGGTATTTCTTACGTAACAGCGGAAGAATTAGGTAAGATTAATACACCAATTGATCACCAAACAGGAACTCGCGCAGTCTCAGGTAACTTTACTTGTTACTTAGACTCAGCAGCGTTAAGCTCAAAGGTTATGTACGACGATATCTTAGCTGATATTAACGGTGCAGCACCAGATACAACAAACTCTTTCAACATTGATCTTAAGATTGGTGGTGCAAGTGCTCCATTTGTACAGTTCAGTATTCCTACAGCTCACTTAGAGTTGCCGTCTATTGATACTGCAGATGTTATGGGTGTTACAGTTAACTTCACTGCTCTGGAAACAGACTTCGGTGGAGAAGACGAAATGACAGTTAACTATAAAGGACTTACTAGTACTTAATATTTAATGTCTTTAATGGTGTGCTTCGGCGCACCATTATTTTTTTATTTTAAAACACAGGATATACAAAATGACAACAGCAACAACAACAGCAACACCAAGTATTCAGAGTTTATCTGACTTACTTACTTCAAGTAAAACAGCGACAATCGAGTTTCCGGGTTACCCAGGATTCGAGGTACAACTTACTTATTTAGCACGCGACGAGATGCTAAAGCTACGTAAAAAGGCAGTTACTACGAAAATTAATCGTAGAACTAGACAGCCAGAAGAAGAGCTTAATGAGGAAATTTTCCTTAAAGAGTACATTAAGGCAGTAATCAAGGGCTGGAAAGGCTTAAAGATGACTTACTTAGTTCAGCTTATCCCGGTAGATGAGGACAAAATTGCAGATATGGAAGCAACTTTACCTTTCAACCACGATAATGCAGAAATTTTAATGCAGAACTCTGGTGACTTCGACTCATGGTTGACAGAGGTTGTAGGTGACCTTGCAAATTTTACGAAGAGCAACTAGACTATTGGACAAAACAGATAGATAATCATTTCACAGGCGTTGGAGAGAATTTCGATAAACAAAAACGCATTGATATGATGATCCAAATGGAAGAGAACGGTATGGAGGTAGATTGGTCTACCTTAGATGAGGATGAAGTAGTTTTTCCTTATGAAATACAGGAAGCCTTTCAAGTTTGGAACTATTTGACAGACCAATGGGATGGTATGAGTGGTACCTATTTCGGCAAGCAAATGGCCGGGATAAAAGATGTTATGGAGTTACTTGAAGTAAGTAACCAAAAAGAAATATTCAAGCTGGTAAAGATTATTGACGGGAAGTACGCAAAACACGTTAATAAGAAGCAGAAACAACAGCAGCAGACGGGGCCTACTAAGGCTTAGCGGAAGAGAATAAAATGGCAGGAAAGTACGATAAGAATATTAAGATTACAGTTGATGACAAAGGCTCTTTAAAACAAAAGACCAAAGACGTCAATAAGCTTAATAAAGCAGTCGACAAAAATAATAAGAAATCTGGTAACCTTGATAGAAATATGAAGGGTAACGCTAGAATGTCTGCTAACGCCTCTAAAAACTTTTCTAAACAAGCCCAAGGTATGCAAGGCGTGCTGGTTCCTGCCTACGCAGAGCTGGCAGCTCGCGTATTTGCGGTAACTGCAGCATTTACTGCAATGTCCGAAGCAGCGAACTATTCTATCTTATTAAAAGGACAAGAAGCTTACGCGTCCCAAACAGGAAAAAGCCTTTCTGGCATATCTAAGGTAATTCAGAGAGCGTCCAAACATATGCTAAGCTATAAAGAGGCAGCTACCTCCGCGGCACTTGCTACTACCTCAGGTCTCACTACAAAACAAATTGAGAAGATGACCGAGGCGGCTCTAGGAGCCTCCGTGGCTCTAGGTCGTAATATGTCTGACTCTATGGATCGTTTGACCCGTGGTATTGTAAAGGCAGAGCCTGAAATCTTGGACGAATTAGGTATCATTATACGACTAGATAATGTATACAAGGAATATGCAGACACTTTAGGTGTAGCTACTGCTAGTCTATCTGAGCACGAGAAGATGCAAGCTAGAACCGTCGCAATCTTAGGGCAGGCTGAAGACAAGTATGGAGATATAGGAGACGCTATAGAAGGTAACCAGTTCGAAGTATTTGGGGCAGCCGTATTAGACATTGCAAGGAACGCGGGGGTAATGTTATCCTCCGTATTCAGCCCTATAGCGAAGTTCTTAGGAGATTCCACTGTACTGCTAGCAGCTCTTATGGCAGTGATCTCTAGGAGTGTGTTAAGTAAAGCGTTGCCGGCCCTAAAAGGGTTAGGGAATTCTATAAAACAGGTACCTAAGGACTTAGAGAAGGTCACCAAGAAATTTGAAGGCTGGACGAAAAACTTACAGAGCAAGGTTGCGAGTAAGAAACTAAAGCTTATAAATATTCAGAAGTTGGAAGATGAGTTTAAAAAGACTATAAAGACGTTCTCCAAGTCATCTCCTAGAGTTGCAGAAGCAATGGCTAAAGGATTTAAGGGTAAGAAGTTCATTAACGCTATATCCAGGGCTATGAGAGCCTCTATCGGGCATGCTACCGCACGAATTAAGGCGGGGGATATGAACTTTGGGGGGATGCTTAAAGGACAAGATACTGCAGGGGTGGGTAAGGTAAATACTCAGTTCAATGAATTAGTGTCCGCAACTAAAGACCTAGGCAAACAAATGGGGGGCCTTAGAGCTTTAAGCATAGCGGAATGGGTGACAGGGTTAGGAGGAGCAGCAGCTCGTGCAGGCACAGGGTTTGCTTCTGCTGCTTCTAATGTGGTAATGTTTAATGCAGCTTTGTATAGTACTACGTCTATAAAAGGTTTTACGGCAGGATTGAGTGAACTCGGAAAGGCTTTACAAGTAGACTTTAAACATATGGCAGGGTTCCGGTTTAGTATTAACAACCTAAAGAAGGCTTTTAAAGGGGTAAAACTCCCTTTAGCAGATACTACAGGACAGCTAAGTATGTTCGAAAAAGTGACTTTAGCCTCCACATTTTCACTTAAGAAGCTATGGGCAGGTACCAAGATTACTGCTAAGGCTATAACAGGCCTAGGAACCGTAGCGCTATCAGGGGCGTTAGACAAGTTAAATATGTTCGTAGGAGTTATATCCGCGATCTCAATGGCCGGATGGGCATTAGATTGGCTGGGTATAGGTACTGCAATTAATGAGGCGAAAGACTCCTTAGACGGGTTCTCTAGTAGCCTTGAAGAACTTGCAAGGGACGCGGCAGTAGTACCTGAGCTAGGGGCTTCCTTCCAGGATCTAAGAAAATCTATAGACATAGAATTTAATCTAGCCAGTAGGTTAGAAACAGAGTTAAAGGGTATATCTCATATAGATATAAATGGAGCCTTAGAAGGCTTCTTCAATACCATTTACAGTTCCATAGCTAGTTTAATCTCATTCGGAATAGGGGAGTCAGTAGCCGACTCTCTAGTAGCCTCCCTAGCTGCTTCTCAGGCCTTAGATCAACCAATAGGGGATAAGACCCTAGATAGCTTGAGTCAGATAGGGCTGAGTGATAGTGTATTTGACAAAATATCTAAGGGCATTAAATTAAACAAAGATGAGCTAGAAAGTATCCAAGATGATGTGGACGATTACATAGGGACCTTAGGGTTCTTTGTAGGAACCGATTCCACTTTCGTGCAGAATATTCAAAAAGGCCTTCTAGGTACTGCGTCTGCTACAAAAGCTAGTATAGAAGAGTCTAAAAGAGCGTTTGATGCTGCTTCAGAAGCAGGTACCTCGTTCTTTAAAGAACAAAGGGACTTAGGCAGAAGCTTAGTAGAAAATACCCCTTTTACTAAGTATGCTGATAGCTACGAGAACCTACTTACTAGGTTAGATAAATTATCCGATAGCGCAAAGATCAGCTACCTAAGGGACGCGAAGCTCCTTGAGAAGGTACCTACCCAAGGTGTTGTTCATGAGCAAGATTTAAGCTCGTATAAACATAAGAGTAAAGAGGTGAAAAAATCCTTAAAGGCTATGCGCGCTGCCCAAAAGAAGGGAGACGTGGAGGAAAAAGACCGTCTAGATAAGAAAATAAAAGAGTTAAAAGCATCCCTCGAGAATTTAGGGGCTAACATGGCCAAGGACCTTACAACTAAGTATGGAAGTACTTCAGCCACTCTAGAGGCCATGTTGGGGTTCAACCCTTCGGAAATGGAAGAAGAGTTCAGGACTTTGAAGACTAGTACGGAAGACTTTAAGCGCTCTAAAGATAAACTACAAAAATTAGGAGTCTCTACCACTTCAGAGGTAATGATATCTGCGGAAGAGAATATACTTAACTTAAAGATAAAGCAGTTGCAGAATGTCAGAACCATCTTATCTTTAAATAAAGAAAAGAACAAGGATCAGTTAGCTAATACTGACCGCGAGCTGCTTCTAGAGAAGGACAAGCTAAAAGCGCTGCGAAGAAACACACAAGCAGTGGCAGAGTACAATAGCGAAGCTACTGGTGGGGTAATTACCCTTTCCCAAAAATGGGATAATATATTTAAAGATTTCGGCCCAGTAAGTAGCTCTAAAGAGCTAGAGCAGTTCGGGGCTTTAGTAGAACAAAGAGCGCACGATATTAGTGCTGCGTATAGCGAAGTACTTAAGTCTATGGACCCCCTCACTAAAGAGAACGAGGGGTTAGCTAATTGGACCGCCATTGTTAACGAGAAGTTCAAAGGACAGGAAGACGTAATAGAAGGGCTTATAGGTAAGTGGGAAAGGTTAAATACAGAATTCGGGAAGTTTAACACTAAGCTACAGGCTAGTGTATTAGCGTCCCAGGCCGCTGTTAACTTAAGTGGAGCAGCTTTATCCTCTGCACGCTCGGAGGTGTCAAGCCCTGCATCGGGTAGAACTATAGAACTAGAAAAGCATTTAACTACATTAAGAACAACCCAAGCTAATAGCTTAGATAAAATGAAAGCGGATATGAAGGCTCAAGAGAAGAGTTCTAAATACATATCTCAGTTCGTTATATCCCAAGAAAAAGCAAATAAAAAGATGTTAGCAAACGCTAAACTTTCTTTCTTGCTTACTAGAAAGGCTACTAAACTAGATAGTATAAAGGATAGAATAAAAGTAATAAAGGCCGAAAAAGACACATTAGAGTACGAAAGAGATAACTTAAATATGTTACCTGAGTTACTGGACCAAAGAGAGCGTATTGTAGAACTTGAGAGACAGTATGCTCAAGAAGGTTTAGATTTTGAACTACAAAAATTAAAAATAATGGAGAAGCAGCTAACTTTATCTAATCTTAGAAACGCGCACTCCAAAGAAAGCAAGGAAAAAGAATTTAGAGATTTTGCACCTTACAGAGACGCTATAGCAGCTTTCGGAAGCGGTGTAACCCCTAGTATTAGCCAGGCAGTTTCTGACTACATTCAAGGCATCGAAAATGAGGTATCTCCGAGACAGGTAGCTCAACAAGCCGTTGCAGACTCTATTGGAGGCTGGGCAGGTGATATGGTTAATGAGCAACTCACTGGAAGAGGTGGAATGGTTGCAGGACTATTCGAGAAGTTCGGTAGTTCCGACTTAGCAGATAATTTATTTGGAAAAGACCCGGACGAAGTATTTAATAAACTTACACAGGCTATTTCAGACCTTACAGATTCTATTAATATTAATAATAATAGACTAAAGACTTCTTTAGAGGCACAAGGGTGGAAGTTTGGAAAAGGTGTATCACCAAAGGTGGTAGAACAGGCAGGGAATATACAAAACCAGATACAAAATAATAAGTCTGGTATGCCTGATTCGGCTACGATGCTTAAGGACCTTAAAGCTCAAGGGTACTTAATATCCCCTTCAGCAAGTCAAAAAACTTTAGAGCAGGCGTGGAAGAATGCATTTCCTGATAAAAAGAAGCAGGATGCCGTAAACGATGCAATGCTTAATCCTGGGTCAGCATATGTGCACGACACACATTCCGAAAAAGTACTCAACCGTATAGCAGATGCTCTTATCAATGGTAGTGGAAAACCCGGTACTAATTTAGCTTACTCTGAGGGAGGGTTCTTTAGTGATGCTGAGGGAACTCCGATGGAAATTATGGAAAGAGTATCCAAGCAGAGGTATAAGAAAACCGGAAAGACTACATTGCCTTATACTGGTATGTTTGGAGGCCATCGGAAGTCTCAGTACTATGATATGCAGTTAGAAAACGAGGGTAGAAAAACAAACCCTCAACCTGATCAACTGCCTCAGAACTACATAGATCACTATATTAAGGAGGGCTATCTGCCGGAGGGGTCTAAGTCTGGGCAGCCTGTGGAGCATGATTTAGATAAGATATACGAAAAATTTAATATAGCAAAAAACGACCCACTTGCAGGTAAGGTATACCTGCAGGTAGCCTCCGCAGGAGATATGCCAGATTGGCAGAAAAAGATCTGGGACAAGGCCATTAAGGACGGGGTAGAGCAGTCTAAGAAGGTACTTAACGATGTAAAGATACAAAAATCACAAGGTACTAAAGGTCTTCAGAACTACCCGTATAACGACCATAGAAGTACTAGAGATGCCAACTCCCTTAGAGAGATGTTTAAGAACCAAGGTGGCGAGATAAAAGGTACTCAGAAGAGTTTACCGTACTTTCAGCACCCCGATTCTTACAGAAAATTTAATATGTCCTACCAGGAGCCTGCGTCTACCCCAGGTATACAGAATTTTATAAGAACTATGACTGAGTGGCTACCTGAGATAAAAAGAGTCGGAGCATCCCTAATTGGTTTGTCTCCCTCTAAGTTAGCCGACGGTACTTTACAAGGCAATAATATGTTAGGCCCTGGAGAAATAGGACCTAAAACGGAGCATCAGACTACATTAGAGAATCTAATGAGAGATATTAATCTTAAGACTCCTGCATTAGAGCAGCAGTCTTCAGCACTAGATGCGGCTATAAAGTCTTCCAATGGTATGGGGGGCGCTAATAAGGTGGAAGTGGTAAATACAGACGCACTTAAAAGTGAAAGCCTGGATTTAAATATAGCAGCCTCCGCTAAAGGTGTTGCAGAACAAGGGGTTAGAGAATTAATAACTTCTGGGGAAGTAAATACACGCAATTTAGCGGGCAGCTTTGCAGGCTCATTAATGAGAAGTGCTACCAATAAGGCCGTAGACGCAGTAATGGATTACGATTGGATGAGCTTATTCTTCGCTAATGGTGGAATCGCTAAAGGAGGTTTTAGAGCGTTCGCAAGCGGAGGAGTTGTCAACAAACCTACAGTGGGCTTAGTTGGCGAAGGCAAGTATAATGAAGCCGTAGTTCCTTTACCGGATGGTAAGTCCATTCCGGTAATTGGGGGCGGGGGCGGAGAAACCAATAACAATATTACAGTTAACGTAACCATCGATAGTGATGGCAATGCTAAGTCAGATGCACAGCAACCTGGTATAGGCCCTGAACAGGCCAAACAACTGGGTTACATGGTAACTCAAGCGGTACAGTCAGAGTTAGTGGAACAGAAGAGACCTGGAGGGCTACTAAGTAGTTACTAAATATGGCAAATTTTAATACAGAAGTAAATATTAACCCAGACAGGGGGCTAAAAGCAGATCAAGCACCTAGAGTACTAAGAGCTACTTATGGGGATGGATACGAGCAAAGGGCTGCAGACGGCATTAATAACCTGCCAGAAAAGTGGAACTTAACTTGGAAGAATCGTACCTCTGCTGAAGCTAATAAGATAGTCAAGTTCTTAGAGGATCAGGGGGGAGTAACTGCATTTGATTGGTACCCAACAGGGTATGATATTGCTAGTACTACTACTAGTGCCGCTACTAAGAAGTTGATTGATACTACTCAGTACTTTACTGCTAGGTACCTTAATACTACTGTTACTGATTCTGGAGGCACTACTACCACAGTTACCGCAGTAGACAGCGCTACTCAATTATCTCTAGCTGCAGATATTATGTCTACGGCAGAAACTTATACTATTTATCCATATAAGAAATATGTATGTGATAAGTGGGCTGCACAAGAAACTCTGTCTGGGATTAGAACTATAACAGCAACTTTTACTAAAGTATTTGAACCATAGGAGATATAATGTCTGATAAAATTACCGTAGATATTCACGGGCTAGAGCCTGGAGCAATAATTGAATTGTTCGAATTAGATATGTCTACAGGGTCCGCCCCTTCTACTGAACCTATATTCAGGTGGCACTCCGGGCACAATGAAAACTACCAAGAACTCGTATGGCAGGGCAATAAATACTCGGCCTTTCCTATTGAGGCAGATGGTTTTGAGTTTTCAGGTAAAGGAGCAATCCCTAGGCCCTCCCTTACAGTTGCTAATATAACTGGCACTCTATCGTCTGTGATATCAAACTATGATGACTTAGTAGGGGGTAAAGTAACCAGGAAGAAGACATTCGCAAAGTATTTAGACTCCTACTGTTACACAGATGGGTACCCGGTAGCTGGAGTATGTACAGGGGAGTCTGGTAGTGATGCTAGCCTCAGCAAGACGGACTGTGCAGACGCTACTAAAAATGGTTCTGCAGGCACTTGGACAGTGTATAATCAGACTACTTGTGAAGCGGCAACAGGGCCCGGTATATGGTACGTATCCGCACTAGCAGATGATACTGCGCACTTTGCAGATGAGATATGGTATATAGATAGAAAATCTGTGGAAACTCGCACTCATATAGAATTTGAGCTAACTGCAGCACACGATATTTATGGGGTACAGCTACCTTCTAGAACTGTTATTGCTAACTCGTGCCCTTGGGCGTATAAGGGAGTAGAGTGTGGGTACTCTGGGGGTACTTACTGGGACATAGACAATAATACTGTAGTATCTTCATCAGATGATGTATGTGCTAAAACTTTTACAGCTTGCGAGCTACGATTCCCAGAATCTGTGGAAAGCCCTTTCGGAGGCTTCCCAGGAGCGGGATTAAACGTAGGATGAATGAAGCCACTTTAAAAGATTTTAGACTACACACCGAGAAGGAGTACCCTAAAGAAGCTTGCGGGTTTGTTATTGGGGTGGGTAAAAAGGAAAGATATTTCCCTGCTAATAATATAGCCGAAACTCCAGAAGAGCATTTTATAATTGACCCAGTAAGTTACGTAGATGCGGAGGACTTAGGGGGTATTATAGGTATATGCCACTCTCACCCTAATGAGGGGTGCGAACCCTCAGAAGCGGATAAAGTGTCCTGTGAGAGCACAAATAAACCTTGGCACATACTTAGCTGGCCAGGAGATAGGTTGTTTAGCTGGGAACCAATAGGGTACGAAGCCCCTATATTAGGAAGGCAGTTCAGTTACGGAGTTTTAGACTGTTGTACATTACTTAGAGATTATTACAAAAAAGAATTAAATATAGATTTTGAGTGTCGCAGCGGTCAAGATGGCTGGTGGGATAAAGGAGAGAATAGATACTTAGAAAATTATAAGGAGCAAGGGTTTATACAGATAAAAGAGGAAGATGATATAAGAAAATATGATATATTTCTTATAAAATTAGTTTCCCCTGTACCAAACCATGCGGCAGTTTTCATCGGGAACGATAGAATTTTACATCACGTACACGGTAGATTATCCAATAGAGAACTTTATGGAGGATATTGGAGAAAGCATACCACGCATCATTTAAGGCACAAATCACTATGTTAAAAAACGTAACACTATATGGAGAACTAGCAGACAAGTACGGAAAGAGCTGGACTTTAGATATTAATTCGCCTGCAGAGGCTATAAGAGCCCTGTGTGCGAATAACCCGGGATTCCGAGGATTTATGGCGGCATCTGCAGACAGAGGTATAGGGTATAAAGTACTAGTAGGTAAAAAAGAGCTAGATAACGTACTGAGTGAAATGTCCAATCCTACAGGTAAGCAAGATATTAAAATTGTACCAGTTATTGGAGGAGCTAAGTCCAAGCTAGCTACTGTTATCATCGGAGCTATTATGATTTATGCGGCAGTAATGACTGCGGGCGCATCTACTATTGCAACTGCCCAAGCGGCTGCTACAGCTGCGGGTACAGCTGGGGGTGCAGCAGCAGCGGGGGGTGCAGCAGCAGCTACGACTATGGGTACTATAAGTATGGGTACTCAATTCGGTATCGGTATGGCGAATCTATCTGGCATGTCTTTAATGGCCGCCAAGTTTGGAGCAATGTTAGTATTAGGAGGCATTTCCTCTATGTTGTCTAGTACTCCAGAACCTCCTATAGAGGCAAAGAAGGCCCAAAACTATTCTTTTAATGGAGCCGCGAATACAACTAGACAAGGGGTCGCAATACCTGTACTATATGGACAACTAATGATAGGAGGCGCGGTTATTAGCGCTGGAGTCACCCCCGAGGATTATACACCATGAGTACATATAACGTAACACAGGGCTATGGAGGCGGAGGAAAAGGCGGAGGAGGGGGTGCCCCTAAAGAGGACGACGATTCTTTATTCTCTAGTTCTAAAGCTAGGACAGTAGATTTAGTTTCCGAAGGGGAAGTCGTAGGTCTACTAGATGCAGAGAAATCAATATACTTAAATGATACCCCCTTAAAGGACTCTGTAGGTAACTATAACTTTGATAATGTATCCTATTATAGCAGAGAGGGTACCAATTCCCAAGCATATATACCTGGGTTTGCGGGGTCTGAGGCAGAAGTATCTGTAGGAGTACAGGTTAAGATAGCCTCTCCAGGAGCCATAGTACAATCTTTCAGCTCCACTACTGTAGACGCAGTACGTGTAGTAGTGTACACCCCTTCTTTAATAGACGGAACTAGTGATAAGGGAGACCTTCACGGTTCTGAAGTATCTTTTAAGATATATTTAGAAAAGGATAACAATGGTTCTTGGACACTAATGAAAAGTGCTACTTTTGAGGGTAAAACTACCTCTAAGTACGAGAAGGCCTTCAGGTTAGATATTCCTAGCGCCTGGAAAACCTCAGGGTTTACACAAATTGCTGTTAAGGTTGAGAGAATAACTGCAGACTCTACCTCTACTAAATTAAGTAATGATATATTCTTTGGTTCTTATACTAAGGTAATAGATAACAAATTAAGGTACCCTAATAGCGCATTGATTGCTATACAAATGGATGCTAAACAGTTCACTAGTATACCGAGTAGAGGTTACGAAATGAAAGGGGTAAAAATAAAAGTACCTAGTAATTATACAGCTTACGACCAAGGCCATTGCTCTTTAGCAGGATATAAGCGTAAGGATAGGTGTACACAAGCAGGGGGTACTTGGACGGGCACAGCTGTTGGAGCTACCTTATACAGCGGTTCCTGGGATGGGACATTTACTACTTCATGGACTTGTAACCCTGCTTGGATATTATACGATCTATGTACAGATGACAGGTATGGGCTGGGTAAGTGGTTATCCGCTAGTCAAATGGATAAGTGGTCATTATACGAGATAGCAAAGTACTGTGATGCAGTAGACAGCAGCGGAAACTTCTTAGGGGTTGATGACGGTTGGGGAAATAAAGAGGCTAGATTTGCGTGTAACTTATACTTACAGAATAGGGAAGAGGCTTTTAAAGTATTAAACGACATAGCAGCAGTATTTAGAGGTATGATATATTGGCAGCAAGGGCAGATAAGTGCGGTACAGGATGCCCCTAAAGACCCTGTCATGAACTTCACTGACGCTAATGTAATAGGAGGACAGTTCACTTATGAAGGCACTTCTAGAAAACAGAGACACAATGTAGCCCACGTTACTTGGAATAACCCAGAAGCGTTATACAGACAGAATGTAGAATATGTAGAGGACGCACAAGGTATTGTAAACGCTAATAACCAGATATTTTCTACGGATGTAGTTGCTGTAGGGTGTACTTCCCAAGGGCAGGCTAGACGTGTAGGTAAATGGATATTATACACCGAGAGATACGAGACGGAAGCGGTGACATTCTCCACTGGTATGGAAGGTGCTGCAATTAGACCAGGAGATCTCATTAAGATAGCAGATTCTTCCAAGGCAGGGGTCAGGTACGGGGGTAGAGTATCCGCGGGTAGTACAACTACTAATATTAAGCTGGATAACCAAACTTCGGTTACAGCGGGCAATACTTATACTATGTCTTTAATTAATACTGAAGAAGCGTGTATACAGTCTGGAGTTAAGCAAGCCGAAACAACACAAGAGACCTGTATAAATGCTGATATAGATAATGAGTGGAAACCTTATGTATGGGTAGAGACGAAGAACGTAGGCACTATTAGTACTACGGGAAAGGTGGATGAAATAACGGTTACCTCTGCTTTTGAGAACACACCCTCCCCTTCCATCATGTGGATTCTGGAAGAGATAGGCACAGTCGAAGCACAGGACTTCAGAGTACTAATGACGCGAGAGGTGGAGCCTAACATTGTAGAAGTGTCCGCACTTAAGTACCACGAGGCCAAGTATGGGTATATTGA